TAACTGATATTTGACCCAGTGTCGCTGAAAGTATAAACAGAAGTCGCAGGTCTGGAAATTAGTGAGTCACGGTCCACGAAATTAATAGCAGATTCACCATCTACAAATATACCGCCGAACTCACTATTCTCTACCTGTTGTAAAGCATCCAAAGAGTTTCTAGTAGTCGCGGGGTCTGCCTGAAGGGTGCTCTGACCAGTGTCAATGTTTCGCAGGCTTACAGGCCAATCTATCGCGTCCAGTATGGCATTTACACGAGCTCCAGAAAGTTGACCAGTTGAAGCTCCAGCGACAGTCGTTATGGCCGAACCAGCGAGGAGTTTAAACGCATCTACGCAACGTAACGTAACGGTGCTTAAATTCTCGTTACCTTGCCTAAATCCAGTGTCATAATCTGTTATGTAGCCAGAGAATAAATAATAATCTACGTTAAGATAAGTGGCATAAATAATAATCTGCCGCAACGGAACTAAATTAGGATAATAAGTTCCCACTGGATTCATCGGATTCCAGTCGCCATTTTGGTCATAAAGAATCACGTCTGCACTACCGAACTCAAATTTAGAGGTAATACGATTACGGCCACGGCGGATTGCCACTCTAGTAACTAGGTCAGTTATTTCCACAGGTAGCGTTCCAGAACCTAAACGATTAGTACCAAGTATGCCTTTTGTGGCACTATCAAGTATTAACGGATTTGTCTCAAATGCGGTATTACTGTCAAAGTCGACAAAAACTCTAAGCGTAGGCGCTGGCATTAGATATCAATAGAACTAAGAGTAATCCGCTTACCTGTCTTTTGTATGCGGTAAATGTCGTCTGTAATTTGTTCAACTAAATCGTTCTGGCTAATGATACTGCCTTCTACTACCACGTTTACATTAATTGGATTACCAGATTCATCTAATCCTAATTGTGCGAACAAAGCTTTAAGAGCCTGGTCATTTTCATATGCTGCCAGCGCAGCCGCGGCGGCTTCGGCTTCTAATAGAGCTAATGCTGCGGCAGCTTCGGCTTCTGCGGCGGATGCATCGGCAGCCGCGTTAACTGCTGGAGCAAGAATTGGATTACTTTCCCAATCTTTAGGCAATACAGGAAGTGCACTACCACCTGGCATACTTGGCGGTTGCGTAGCATTATTTAAAGTTCCATTAATATAAACGTTATTAGCGTCTACATCCATGCGTTCTATAGTCGTAACCGTCATAGTCTTTTGGTCTAACTTAAGACCTTTTTCAGCAAATAAAGTCTCGATAGGTATTTTAATATTGAGTTGATTCAGTAGACCTTGTATTTTTGTAATAGTCGCTGGCCAATCAGTAAACGGGTCGCCTACTAATTCATCTAAACTATCAAGTAATAACGCGAGGTCAGCGGCAGCGGCTTCGGCCTTTATTAATTGACCTTCAAGGATAATGGCCCGCTTAACGTCTTCGTCTAAAATGGCTTGCATAAGTTCAAGACGGATTCGTTCTACCTCATTGATTTGACCGCCTAAAGCGGCTGCTATTTGAATACGCTCAAGGTCAAAACGCTGGGATATTTGTCCCAGGATTCCTTCTTCTTTTTTCTTTTTGTTTAACGCTTCTTGAGCTTTGACCTGTTTTTTAGTTAATGCCAATAATTCTTTAGCACGTTTAGCGGCTTCGGCTTCGGCTTTCTTACGAGCCGCATCTATCTTTGTTTGCGCATCTGTTGAGCCAGAAATAGTCATAGGCGTTCTAAATGGCGCTGGCTTAGGCTTGCCCATATTACGAACGTAACCGAACGCGCTACCTAATGGGTTAAATGGGTCAATATTGCGTAAAAGGTCAAGAGCTGTAGAGCCGTAGGTGTTTAGGTCCTTAAATGCGCTTACAAGCATCGCTACGCCGCGTGTGGTATCTGCTACTGCATCTCCGAACGTATCCATAGCAGATACACCGCCGCCAATACCCTGATTGCCTGAGAGAATCTGGAAGGCATCTACAAGACCCTTACCGATTGTTTCTTGCATATTGGCATAAGCCACATTAAGAATGGCTACCTTACCGCTGTATGTGTCTAAATAAGCTGCATTTTGGCCTGCGAATTGTTTAGCTAAAAGGGCCTGAATATCCGCGAAACTAGCCGTCTGTAATTCGGCTTTTGTTAGGCCAGTATTGTATTTAGCGAGGCTGCGCGTATTGCCCGTATATGCCTTACTTAGGTCGCTCGCGACTGAAACGACGTCTTCTCCCGAACCCGCCGCAACATCTAAAGCGAGTCCTAGCAATTCCTGCGATTTACTAACAGAGCCAGTAGTGGTTAGTAAAGACTGGAACGCTGGGCGTAATTTGTCATCTAGTACGCCGCTAGTAGCTTCCAGGTCTGACAAAAACCCTTTAACGCGTGAATCTTCAAAACCTAAACCTAAATTACCTAAGGCTTGTGTTAAACGTGTAGCTGCTCGTTGGTCTTCTTCAAATGCTTTAACTGATGCTTTACCAAATTGGTAAATTTCGCGAACAGATAGAACGCCGACTAAAGTTTTACCAAGATTCTTTAGGCTACCTTGTAAACCGCCTGTAGCCTTCTCAGCTTGCTTAAATCCTTTGTCCTTAAACTCAGATGCAATATCAATACGAATAGCCATTACGCAGCCTCTCTAACTGATTGAGTTCTGGAACGAAATGCTTTTGATGCTTTGTCGATGGCCTTCATGACTGAATCTAATGCCTTACCACTATTGTCAGCGTAAGCCGCGTACAAGATACGGCCACGACCACGGCTAAATTTGTCGTATTGTTTTAATGGTCCGATGCCATTCATAGCATGGACGAAACGGCGGCCTGCGTCTGGGTTATTAGAACGTCCGTATATTTGAGTGGACTTACTGCCGCGGTTACCCATTTGTTTACGTCCGTCACGATTGACACGCCCAGCCCATTCAGCGATGACACCAGATGCATCACTATTAAATAAAGAATACAAAGCCGAAAAACCTTGACGGTTACGCTTTGTTGCTCCCATTTTATAGGTTATTCCACGGCGGATAAGAGCAGCGTTATATTGTGGAAATGAGCGTGTTTTGGACGTGCGGCTATTAACGTCTTTACCCGTATCGTTCCAGTTGTATAAACCGCCAGGTGCAACCCCAGGTATTTTGGAACGAGCGTCGTCGCGGACTTCTTTGAGGGCAACGCGAATTTCAGCGTACATTTCTTTACGCAGGTCAGGCGCGAATTTCTTGAGAGCTCTTTTAAGCTCTGGTACGCCTTCTACCACGACTGGCATTATCCCGCTCTTTCGCCTGTTCTTTTAAGACTTCGTAAAAAGCCTTAAGTAAATCTTTGTCCATGTTAATAAATTCGCTAGGCGCGATTCCCGTATGGATGCTCAGTTGAGCGATTCTATACGTGAAGGAATCGCGCGTTAGCCATTTGGGGAATTGTCCGCCACAACTTCTACAGAAGACAGAGTTTCTAAAAACGCCAGGCCGAAAGGCTTGACGTCTGGAGCATCCGCGCGACGTAGACATTCCCAAGCGAGCCAGTAAATATGTTCTTGTTTTTCATCTTCTCTGAAAGCCTTGTGAAAGCCTTTACGAAATTGTTGTTCAAAAGCATATTCAATCGCTGGTGTAAGAGCATGTCTGCTCTCAGTACCATCGGCCCTAGTGATTATTAAGCTCGCCATTGTTGCCCCTTTGTTAAACTAGAACGTGCCTGAATCAGCTACGGTCACAACAGAGTTTACAGTAAATGTAATGTCCATTGTTGCCATGTCACCTGTCGCACCGTTAATAGGTGTTAGATTGTTTACCAACAAATCGCCACTAAACAATTTGTTCGTTGCAGATACGGCGGTAGCCTTATCCTGGATAAGTTTCCAAGCTACAGTAGTACCGTAAGCGTCTGACAAAGTGTCAAGTACGGAAGCTGCTGCCTGGTCATTCAAGAATGAAATTGTGAGTGTTGCGGACTCAAGACCCTTAACGAATTTGTGCGAAGAATCGCCCATAGCGGTAACTTCTAGTTCGTCAAATGCCTGGTTTAGTGTGACTGAGGTCACATGGTCGGACAAGTCAATAGAAGCAATCTTGACTCCGACTTTATTATTTAGCGTAATCGCCATGATTACTCCTCATCTTTCTTAGGTTGTTTGGGTTCTTTCTTTTCAACTGGCTTAACCTGGCCAATTTTGGCAAGGAAAGCCTCGCGCTCTGCATCGTGTTCAGCCATAGTTAACTCCAATCGGAAAGTATGCTGATTGTTACCTCACCTGAGAGAAGTTCCCCCGCCGTATTATTAAGTACGGCTGGTGCGGTAAAAGTTCCAAGAGAATAAGCCAGAGTCGACGCTTCTAACTTATTGACAATGTTTAAGTAATAATCTTCTATGTTAATTAGGTTTCCCTGGTTATCGAACATAGGTGCTAAAACAATAAGCTTAAAGTTAACCTTAGGCTTTACGGTCTTGTAATGGTCATTGGATGGCTCGATATAAGGGTCACCTGGTTCGATAATAATACTGTTACTCAGAGGACTGGCAGGTGGGAAGGAAAACACCTGCCAGCTCGTGTTATCACTTAGAGCAGCCGCGATTGTTCCACGAAGGGTAGAGATAGCTGACATTACCCGACCTGACCGCCTGGGGCTAAGTGTTCCGCAAGTAAACCGCGTACACGTGCCATAAGGGTATTACCCATACGGTACGGTGAAGGCTGAAAGTCTGGCGAAATGCCACCAGCGCTAGAAGTTTGTCGAGCTTGCCATATATCGACTGCAATCATAAGAGAAGCCTGGCGTACTTCATCTAGTAAAGAAAAATCTGTATATGTATCACCATAAGCGAAACCATATGGAACTAATTCATGGCGCGGCGCTGGTGTGTTGTTGTTTCCTGTAATGTTAAAAGTAACTGAGTATTCTCCGACCTCAGTTATCGTTTTGTTACCATTAAATTTAGAACCTGCATTTTCAATATTTATAACTTGTCCAACATAAAAAGTATGTGGGTATTGTAAATAAATAGTGCCAGTGGTAGCAGTATTACTATGAGCTAAAACCACCTGGCGATTAAAATTTAATTTAGCCTTAACAATGTTTTCCGCAGCCTGGCACACATCTTCTACAGTTGCAGAACTGTACAGAGCACCGATACCTAAAGCTGAGCGTAATTCCGCTTCAGTTACGTATGTGGCTGGCATTGTTTTCCTTTCTAATGTTAGCCCCAGCAGCTAGGGCTGAGCTGCTGGGGTAACTCGATTACTTAACTATCAGGTTAGGTTAAAGCGACGAACACCCTTACCGCTCTTAGCAACATAAATTGCAAGGTAGCCGTAAAGGTTAATTTCGATTTCACCCGAAGTAAGAACGTTGACACGTAGATTCGTTGTTGGGGACTCCCAGCAATATACCGAACCTGGTGCAACAAGGAACGCAGACTCGTCAACAATGCCAGATACGGCAATATTGTGGTCTACGATGAGGTCAGTACCGAGAACGTTTCCGCGAACGGAAGTAGGTACAGCCTGTCCTGCTGCGTTAAATTGTGGTGATGCAACTGAGTAAAGTGGACGCTGTGAACCGTCTACGTAACTCATGATGGAAGCCCACTGGTCTGTAGATGCTACAAGCTTGTTAGCGAAATCTCCGCCAGTTCCCTTGTATGCAGCAGCAGCTTCGGTTGAGATAAAGCTTTGTAGACCAGCAGCGGTAGCAGCTACAGAAGTAGCTTGTGTACCGTTAGCGGTGAAAGCTGCGATAAGCGCGTTATCTGTTGCCTTCTCGTATGCCTTGCGGAGTTCCACCATCAAAAGCTCCATAAAGCTCGGAGAAGAGCGGTCAATGAGCTCAAAACTGACTCGGTTGAGGCCACTGAACTTCTCGACAGTCACCGTGTCGTAGGCACTTGTCATCCCAGTTTCAGACGGTGCGGAACCTTCGTTAGTGTCTGCAACTGTAGGAGCTGCGTTAGGTGTTGCGTTGTTTACGTAAAGACGTGGAACAGTGAAGGACATACCCTCAGCGATAAGTGCGTTACGTGTTACAGCTTCAAATGCTGGACGACCAGTAAAGGTGTCAGTAATGAAGGTGTTGAGGTGCTGAGGAAGTGTCAGACCTGTGTTAGTGCTGGTTGAGTCATCTGCAGCGCGAACGAGCTGGCGTGCGTTGTCATCACCGAGAGCGGCCTTAATGTTCGCTTCGAGATATTGTGCGCCAGTCATAGGTGCGATGCGTGGTTGTGCGTACACGCGTGGTGTAGCTGCTGTAACCTTAGGAGCTGAGGCTTCTACCGCAGGGGTTTCTACCTCAGGTGCTACGGCTACGGTGTCTGGAGTATTCTCCACGACAGCCTCGCTTTCTGTTGGTTGGTTTTCTTTTTCTTTCGCTTCTTCCGTTTCGGATGCAGCGACTTCTTTAATCTCAGCCGACTTAAATGCGGGATTTGAGACTAATGAAACTTCTACAAGTTTTGCAGCTAGTACGTGGATTACACCGTTAGCTGGGCGTGAGTCAATTACTTCTACGCCTACGGACATTCCTGTTTTTAGTCCTTCGCTTGCTTCAATTAGGGCGTCACTCGCCTTAGTGCTGGCGCTTAACTTAAATGTGCCGTACCAGCCGTCTTCTGTAGCTTCAATAGATTGAGCGCGGCCTAATCTAACTTTATCGTTGTGTTCTTCTAAAAAGAGAACTTTTTTCGGGTCGTCTACTTGGATTGACCCGCGCTCAAAAATTACTTTACCAGCGGAAGTATGTCCTACTTCGCCCACTGGTGCTATTTTTCCGCTAATGGTACGACGTGCTGAGTCAGCAGCCGTAATTTCGCTAGAGAATGTTAGTTTCATTTACGTTATTTCCGTTCGGTGTCAAATCTTCCATTTCCATAGCTTGCTCTACAGAAATGAGCCCTAGCGATAACAGCTTCTCAATTACATTTAATCTTTCCATAGCATCACTGCGTAGGAATGTGTCATCTATTGCAAAACGCACGATATTACCGCGCGGTGTAATGTCATCCATCGAGAGTCTATCTTCAATAGCAGAATAGAACGGACGTAGTGACAAATCTACGAACTGTTTACGCTCGTCAATAACATTAGCGTAAGTCATACTGTTATTCATTTCAGCAGATAAATACCATGCTGGCACATTCATCATACGAGCAATTTGAGTCGCCATAAATTGAGCAGACTCGTTATAGGTCATGTCCTTCGGTGAGAACTGTGTAACCTGATAATCTAAAGTCGAAGTCATGTATGCAGTGCTACGGTTCTTACGTGATTTTTCAAATGCGTTAAGAATTCCTAGAGCTTCAGCTTCTCCAATATCTGCACCAGTATTTTTAATTACACCAGTAGGCATTGGAGTAGCTACAGCAGTAGCAGTTGCTTTTTCTAAATCTACAGCAGCGCGTATAGTACGTGCTCCACGAACAAGAACTCCCTCATCGCCTAACGATTGGAAGGTGACAAGCGAACCTAGTCCAGACATAGGGACTGGATTACCGTTTACGTAGTATTGTGTAATGAATTCTGTATACAGGTCTGTATTGAATGTAACGCGTGTATTGGGGACCCACTCGAAAGAAAGTGGACGACCATCGAGCTCACTAACGCTCGTTACTTGCCAAAATGCTTGGCCGTAGAAGATAAGACTGTCAACAGTCCAAGCCAATGTTACAGAACGTGGTTGAGCAGGTGATGGTTGACGAACCCATGCTGGTACGTTGTCAATTTCTTCACCAGTAGAGTCACGATAAACTTCTAATGGTGTGCTGGCGATAATGCCTTTAATTAGTGATGCGGCGCGTGCAACGCTAGGGACGCTCATAGCATCACTGCGAGAAATGTTTCCGACTACTGTCGGTGCTATTGTCCAATTTTCCGACATAATCTGCGGCGCATTTTGCGCTTCGATTTTAGTCGGACGGAAACGGTCAAAGAGTCCCATTCAGGATAGGATACCATACAAAACGGACATAAGGTACATATTACACGGCGAGGATTACAGGTTTACTTTGTGGCTTTTGTAACTGGTGTACGACCATAGCAAGTCCAATAGCTGCCGATACATCACCAGCGGATTTACGTCTTACAATTCTCCAGCCGCCGTCATTTTCTTTAGCCGCACAATTATTCATAGAGTCAACTAGCGACTGTTGGCCACTATGCATAAGCCTGGAGTTAACTATCGCGTCATACAGGTCCCCACACGCCTGATAAAACACCTGGCCGCTCATGTCCTGGACTCTATAGCCAGATTGACTCAATCTTTCCGCCACGCTCATAGTGCTGTATTTGTCAAAACAAATAATTCTGGGCTTGTAACGTTTAGCCCATTCGGCTACTTCTACAGCCATCTGTAATTCGTCTACAGCTACCTGGCTCTCAAATTGTGCTATAACGCCTACAGCCATTTTGCCGTCATCGCGCATCTGTCCAGCTACTAAGGATGCGTTTCGCTTGTTAACCGATATATCCATAGCGAAGATAGTCGCTGGCCCAGGCGGTATTGTAAGGTCCTGCACTGTCAAATCCTCGAACGCGTG